ATGGGCGACTTTTCGGGAAACCTGGAAAAGACGTTCGAGGCAACCCTTGACCCGATCGACGAGTTCACAACAACAATGAACGAGCTCAAACTTTTGGGCGCGGAAATCGGCGGGGAGATTTTACCCGTTTTAGTTGACGTTCTAAAAGATCTGAAGCCAATACTTGACGACGTTCGGGAAGCCTGGGAATCCATGACACCCGAAGAACAACGCGAGCTCATCGAAAATCTGGGTAAGCTTGCCGCAATCGGCCCGATGCTTTCCGTTTCTGGAAAAGCAATCGGCGGAATCGGGTCGGGAATAAGCGGGCTCGCAAAAGCGGGTAAAGCTTTAAGTGGACTGGGCATAGGCGCAAAAATAGGTTCTCTTTTTAGTGGCGCAGGCGGCGCAGGAGCGGCCGCGGGCGCATCCCTGGGAGCTTCCATTATCGCAGGACTAACAGCCGCCCTTGCAGGCCTGGAAGTCGGCAAACTTTTAGACAATTACGTCATCGGCCCAATCATGGATTATTTCGGAGATTCGGATGCCGAGTGGTATAAAAATTTTTCATTTTTCGGCGACGGCGGATTGATAGATGAACTGTTTGATTTTAATTCCGTAGAAGAAGCGATCGACGTTTACGGCGGAGCAATCGAGGCGGCGTTAAATGATAAGTTCGTCGGGCTCAAAGAAGGCCTCAAAATATGGTCTGACCTATTCAAAGAAACCAAGGAAGGCATCAAGGATTCATGGCAAACAACCGTCCAGAATATTTCGGATTCCGTGAACCTTATAAAAGAAACCATGAGCCTTGTTTGGGAAAGCATAACCACCAAGGTCACCGAAGTTTGGGACGGAATAAAATCCAAGTTCGATGAGTTCAAGCAGGGCGTTTCGGATACGTTCACCGAGATCTGGGAAACAATAAAAGGAATCTGGGAGAAGTTAGGCGCGTTATTCCAGGAGGGATTCGACCTAAAGCTCCCCCACATCACCGTTTCGGGCGGCGTTCCACCGTACGGAATAAACGGCATGGGCCAGATGCCCAAGTTCGACGTGCAGTGGTATGCAAACGGCGGAATCCTAACAAACCCGACCATTTTCGGTATGCAGAACGGGAAGCTTTTAGGCGGCGGCGAAAGCGGAGCGGAAGCGGTAATACCGCTGTCCAGACTTGAAGAAATGATAACCAGCGGAATGGCCGCCGCTTTAAGTTCGGGAGGCGATACCGTCATCAACGTTTCCATTGATAACAACAACCTGGGCTCGGTAATCTTGACCGCCCAGCAAATGATGAACCTGCGGAGGGGTAAATGAGTAGCCTTAATTCATATCCCACAACAATAAACAGCACCGCGATCCCCGTTCCCGTTTCATGGAATGAAACCGCCGAAGTCGTGGAGAATGTAAACACGACGGAAGCGGGGACGGATGTCGTCGATGTTTTGAGAGTTGACAAGCTAACCGTGAACGCGGCTTTTGATGTGTCATCGGCGTGGCTTGCTACATTCAAAGGATGGGCAAACAGCACCAGCGCGCTAACCGTGAAAATTTACGACGCGCCAACGGACGCCTATGTTACACGCTATATGCGCATCCGAAATTTCGCGGCAAATTTAGCCCCCTATTCCGACCGTACGGAAGGAACAAAAGGCCTCTGGAATCTAACTTTTGACTTGATCGAATTTTAAGGCGGGAAAATGTATAGCACCAGCGCAGACTTTCAAACCAAAATAAAAGACCGCATCCGACAATTTAAATGGGGAGGAACGATCAACACAGCAACCCCGATAAACTTTAAGGATAAAAACATTTTAAGTGGCGAGCTCATCCGTTCTATTTCGGGCGAATCCCTGGAAGTCGGAACAGTTTACGCTTCCCAGCTAACCATGGAGGTAGATCTTCCGAGCGTGTCGCGTTATGAACTTTACGGCGTGCAGTTATCCCTGGAAGTTCAGCTCGTTGGAGCTTCCGACGTAATCCCGATGGGAGTTTTCACAATTACGGATGCTTTACAGCAGGCCAGCAAGATAACCATCACGGCGTACGACGCGATGATCAAGTTCGATGATGTCAATTTTTCGCCGTCGCTACATACAACGGTACAAACCCCGTACGCGTGGCTTTTGGAGATGTGCGCCGCGTGCGGCGTAAGCCTGGGAAGCACCGAGGCCCAGATTGAAGGGATGGCCAACGGCAAGAGAAAAACAGGATTCGCCGATGTCGTATCCGACGTTGACACCTGGAGGGATGTTCTGGGATATATAACCGCCTACCTGGGCGGTTTTTCTTATATCGGAAGGGATGGGAAATTATACATCGGCGCGTACAAATCTGCGGCCGTGGATTCTATACCCGCAAACTTCCGAATGTCATCGAATCTTTCAGACTATCGGACAACGTACGACGGGCTTTATGCGATATACAAAGACGGAGGCGTTCAAGAGTACGTCAGCAACGCAAACAGCGGGGGAATCGTTCTTAATATCGGCACGAATCCTTTTTTGCAGTTTAGCAACGCAACAAACAGACAAGACGCCCTGCAGGAGATCATAGACAAATGGAACGGGATTTTTTACGTTCCTTATTCCGCAGAAATGCCGCTCGTACCTTCTTATGACCCAGGCGACGTGCTGGAATTCACAGGAAACCAGGCGGCCGCGTACGACTACGGAGCGATAACCGAAATCACATACAACATCGGCGGAAATATGACCGTCGTTTGTGCGGGAGATAATCCCAGGCTTGCAGAAGCCCAGGATCGATTCACAAAAACCATCGGCGGACTTTCCAAGGACTATAACAACGGCCAGGAAGTCGGCGGTAAAAATTTCTGGATGCTGATAACAGAAAACACGTCATCGCTGTCAGTCGGGAGCACGAAAACCCTGGTCGCGTCGATAGAATTCAAACAGACCGTGGACGTTCAAAAAATCGGTCTGATGTTTACGGCATCGGGTTTATTATCGGCGACCGCAACGGCGGAAATTGAAATCACGATAGACGATGAGGCATCTTATACCTTCCAGACCACGGAAGAAAAATACATGAACGGAACGCGACCGCTTGAAAGCACCTGCGGTTTTAGAGTTACGGGAAAAGGCACGCACGTTGCGAAGGTTTACTTGACGATAACCGACAACGCGCTGACATGGAGCGACATACAATGAGCCTAACTATAAACGCCAATCGATTAAAGTTCGTAATTTTTGGGAGCGGCCACGACTACACCCTTGCCGATTCGGGAGATGGCGATGTTCAGATCTTTTCGCATCCGTACGTTCCCTTAAATTCCGTCAATTATGCAGGCCAGTATTTTTTCATAGTTCCCGACGAAAACGGCGACCCGCTGGATGCGGTAAAAGACGACGCGGCCCATTGTACTTTTACACCCGCCCTGGGCACGCCTTTTAGTACCGCAGGAGAGGCGACCGTTTCCGTTCATTACTACCGCGAGTATATCCACGACGAAGAAACCATCGTCGTCGATAAAACGGTCACCCAGAAGATCCAAGTTGTAAACCATGGAACGGTTGACGACAGCACAACAAACCTGGATGTTTATACAGACGGCTACGGGTTTATTAGACCGCAGACCGTAAATGCGGTCGAAGAAATCGACTACGTTTTAGCCCAGAAGAACGCCGTCACGAAACTATCATCGATACCATGGAGGGCAACGGGCCTCGGATCTGGGAATATTTATAATTTTTTCAGTTCGTCAAACTTGACGGATATTTCGGAGCTTGCGTTCGCGGATGTTTCGATGTGTGATCATCTTGTTTTGCTTTTCGATGGCGACACGTCGCTTTCCGATATTTCGGCAATAAGTGCATGGAACGTTTCGGGCGCGACCCAGTTGCGTTTCCTTGTTAGCAATTCAAACATAACATCCCTGCAAGCTTTCAAGAACTGGGATGTTTCGAACGTCGATGACATGGAGTACGCGTTCGCAGGATTCGCAGGCACGACGCTTGACGGCCTGGAAGGATGGAACGTTTCGAACGCAACAAACATGGGCCACGTTTTCGACGGGAACGAAAATCTGACAGACGCGACGGCAATTTCGGGATGGGATGTTTCCAACGTTCAAAGCCTGGAGTACGCCTTTTATAATTCACAGCTTGCAGACACGAATGCGTTCGCGTCGTGGAACGTTGCGAGCCTTAAAAATATAAAATGGATTTTTGCAAGATGTGAGTCACTTGTAAGCCTGGATGGTCTTTTGACCTGGGATGCGGAGCTGGAAGAAATAAAAGAAGCGTTCGGCGCGTGCGATTCCCTTGCCGATATTAGCGGAGCGCGCAACCTGGATGTTCATTTAGTCACAGACTTTACGGGAGTTTTCCGAGGATGCACGCAGATCTTGAAACTTGACGGCCTGGATGGATGGGATGTTTCAAACGGCGAAATTTTCTATCGTACGTTCGACAGCGATCCATGGATTGAAGATATTACGGCAATCGCAGGATGGAGCATGAACAACGCAACACAAACCGCCGAGATGTTCCAGGGATGCGCGTCGATAACAAACCTCGATGACCTTGCAGGATGGCGGATGAATCCCGCAACCATGACCAATATGTTTAGCGGAACAAAAACCTGCTATTCTTCCAAAATCGGGAAAAAGCTTTACGAAACGGCTTATTATTATTACGACTACAACGGCCAGCAGTATGTGAACGTCGAAGTTCAAGACGTAGACCACCCGCTGACGTATCCGACGTATAACGCGCAAAAAGCAAGCCAGTGGAACGTAAGCGGCCACAATAAAGCCGCGTTCGATTCCAAGTGGATAAACCGCCCTTCGTGGAATTAAGGGGGAACGATGGCAACATATACACCGAACTACAACTTCAAAAAACCAGACGCGACCGACCCGTTCGGAGATTTTCGCCAGGACTACAACGACAACCTGGATATAATCGACCAAAATTTAGGCGGCGGCGGAGGCGGCGGCGATACCGTAACCTGGACGCAGATACAATCCAGCGGAACGAAAATCGCGGAAATTGATATCAACGGAACGCCGCAGGAAGTTTACGCGCCCAGCGGCGGCGGGGGCGGCGGTTCTATTGATTATTCCACAACGGAACAAACAATAGGAACATGGATAAACGGGAAGCCGCTTTATCAAATAACCGTACAGACCACAACGGGAAACTCAACAAATACCGAAAATACGATCTGGAACTTTTCGGGAATCCATCTT